TCGCCTTCGCTGATCAGGTCAAGGACGTTGGCAAACTGTGTTGACTGGAGCGTATCGTCCGATTCGGTTGGCGTGCTCCTGCTGCCGCCACCGCCGCCTTTACCACCGCCACCACCAGCACCAACAACGTATTTGGTCTGTGTCATGCCTGCACCTGGTCAACGTCAAGACCGCTGGACAGCACCGCCGATCCAACGAACACCCGCCCATAGGCTATTGGGCAGGGCATCCCCTGACGACTGGTGTTGACGACGTTGGAGAAAGTAAATGACTCCAGCTGCACTGACTCATCCAAGGTGCTGTTGAGTTCAGGCTGAGGAGAAATTGCTTGTGCAATACCCCCCAGAAGTAATGCACCGCCAAACAACCCTACTTTTGTAACTAATGCACCGCTCAGACCAAGGCCAAGGCCAGGGATAAAAACTGAAGCAGCGATAATCCCAAGCCCTGCAAAAATTTGACCGGCACCACGGCCCGCACCAGCAACAACGGGCGTAATGCTAAACACCTCTCGATCGCTAAAAGGCATTAACAAAGGGGCAACATTTTCTTCAGTTACTTTCTCTCTACCAATTGCGACACGATAACCAACGCCGTCCTGCTCGCTATCAATTAACCACTTCTCTAGCCCTGGGAAGTTAACGCACAACGCCTTAATTGCTTGTGCTGGTGTCGCTACATCAAACTCAAACCGGCATTGACCAAGCCGTTTACGCAAAGCGCCATAGACCTTAACTACCTTCAGACCTTTGTTCATGCCTCAAGGCGCAGGCAGTGCTCTTGCCATAGTAACTGCTGCCAAGGGTGTAAACATCCCTGCTCGACAGCCTTCCTTGCACATGGTGCAGGATCTGAGAGTCACCTAGGTAGATCGCTGCATGGTTCGGCAACGGTGAAACCAAATTCATCAAAATCAAATCACCCCGCTGCACCTCCTCAACCGGAATCTTGCGAAACCCCTCAGCAGCAAAGTTGTCCATATACAAGTTCTCCCCACGATCCCAGAACTTGTCCCTGCGGTCATAGTCGCGCAGCTGGATGCCGTACTCCCTTGCGTACCAGTCACGCACAAGCGTGTAGCAGTCCACCACGCCGAACACAAACTCACGTCCCACATACGGCAGCTCAAAGCCTGCTGGCTCGCAGTAGCCCCAGCCTTCAGTGTTTGGATTGACGATGAACCACGGCAGCTCTGACTTCTCGCACGCAACGCGATCAGCTGTTGATGGTTCTGGGTTGGTTTTGGGGTGGCTGTGAACAATGGCAATCACCTCGCCTTGATCCTCTACAGCGTCCCAACCGTTGAGAATAAAGTGCTCATCTGGTGTTTCGGCAATGTTTTGGCACGGAAAGTACTTGCGCCGTCCTTTGACAACAGCAACCAAGCCACAGCACTCGCGTGGTGTTTCAGCTTTGGCGTGCTCCAAAATCTCAGCCTTCATGGCTGCTGACAGCCGCATCACTTGGTAAGACCTGCTCCAGGGAATGATCCGAACGGCAGTTCAGCATTATCGCCAAACCGCAGCTTGCAGCTAGCAACCCGCTTACCGCAAACATCCTGCGCTTCAGTGCTGACCTCATTGCCGTTCACGTCGTAGTAATCAGTGCCGGTGTAGCTGCATTCGCTGCTGCGGTACTTCCACTGACAAATGTTGGCGATGACCTGGCGCTTGGGGATCTTTTGACCAGCTAGGTCAAACTTGCTCGCTAGCTCGAACGTCACGCTGTCCCGTGTTTCGCTGGACTTACGATCGATAAACCAGCGTTCGTCGGGGAAACGAGCATTTGGGTCGGCTGATGCAACAAAACCTCCAACAGCAACCAAACTGTCTTGAGATTCCGTAATGAGTTGATCGCCGCCTTGTGTGATCAAAAAATTTGTAGTTACAAAGTTAGCGGCATCAAGATACTTTCTCAGTGTCCTAATTCTTCTGACCTCAGCGCCGCCTAAGTCATTGCCCGCCGTTTGCGCATTAACAACAAGCAACAGTGCTGTGATCGTGTTGTCGAGGTTGCTAATGGTCAGCGTTGGGCGGGGCAGTGTTCCGGTGTTTGTGTACTCAAATCCATCAGCAACGACCGGAATACGAGAATATGTGTTGCCGTCAAAAACGATATTACTGTCGATTTTTGCGTTTGACCCTGCATGAAACCGGTATATGTCGCTGCTGCCATGCAATGCTGAATCCAGCCTTACCTCGAACAGCTCGATAATTGCACTTGGATTGAGCTTTAGCAGCTCGTCATAAACCGCAGAAATCGCAGTCCAAACACAGGTTCCATCCGTAACGGTGTCGCCAACAAAGTTGGGCCAGCTGGGTTCTGAGCTAGCTGACGTACCAGCAGTCGTGCATCGAAAAGACAGGCCAGTGCCTTCACCCGTGCTGGGACGACGAACGTCACCAACAGAAAACGCGGTACTAGCGGCCCAAGCTGCTACTGCCATTACGGTTCAAAGACTTCGCGGAACGTTGCTTGAATTGTGGCGCGGTTCAAGTACGGAATCGACTTGCTCCACGTTTCGCAGACAAATTTTGAGCTTGTAAGCTCACCTGGTGGCGTGAAATCAAACGCAGCGTTGTCGCCTGCACGATCGTCTAAGAATGTCTCGATCGTGTCGGCATCAGCTTCTGACACCTCAAACGTTAGGTTGAACGTCTTGGGGTTTTGGTTGAGGCCAAAGCTCAGGCGCTGTTCATAGCCGTCTCCGAACTGCACCTTGCGGATACTTGGTGCGCTGCTTTTTTGGATGCCGTAGGTCGGCGTGATTGACGGGAAAGTAGCCATCAGCTTGCAAGGAGACCGCCAGGACGTTTTTGCTTGATTAGCTCTTGCTGCACAGCAACACCGATTGCCTTGCCAAGTTGCGAAGCCTGATCAGCGTTGCCTTCAACAGACGAACCAGAAGCATCCACGTTTACGGTCACGTTAGCTCCGCCCATTGCATGGTTCGGAGTAATACCCCCAGAGACCCCAGGCGTGAAAACCTCAGGGCCTCTTTCACCAACGATGTAAGACCTACCAGCCTTAACAGGCCCACCGTTAGCCCTGAAGATGTCAGCGATTGCGCCAAAAATGCCGCTACCGCTGCCCTTTTTGCCACCTAAATTAAAGCTCCCAAGCGCAAAGCTCATCAACTGGTTGGCAACGGCGTTCAGAACGTTGCTAAGAGCTTCGGACGCGCTTGTAGCGCCCTTGATTGCGCCTGTTATTTCCTGCTCAATAGTTTGGCCGATTCCTGCATACAATTCATTAAGGCGTCGTGCTGCCTCTTCCTGCGCTTTCGCCGCATCTTCCGCAGCCTTCTTCCTCTTCTTCTCTTCTTCTGTGTTCTTTCGTGTTTGCTCTTGTTGGTGGAACAATTCGCCAGTTAGCTTAATAGCTTCATCAACTAAAGCGGCATTGTCTTCTGTTCTAATTCTTGTTAAAGCAGCGATGTCGTTAATAAGTTGTTGCTGCCGCCGCATTTCCGGCGTACTTTGCTTCTCGATCGCAACCTTGTCTTTAAGGGTTTGTACTTGACCTTTTAAGCTGGCGAGAGGATCTGTCTTGCTTATCTTTCCTGCTAAGTCGCCGCCTGTTGGCAAAATCACATTGGCAGGAGGTTGAGTGGCAGTCGCTGCCGCTGCTGCCGCTGCTGATGCTCTTTGAGCCTCAATGATTTCAAGCGCACGGGCCTCAACTGCCTCTGGGTCAGCCTTCCTAGTGCCTCTACCCATTACGCCACCTAATTCTTCTCGCGCTTGTCTTCTTGCGCGATTCATTTGGAACATTTCAGTCAACTTCGCAACCGCTGCTGTTGCAGCAGAAAGAACGTCGTTGATCATTCCCAGCAGCCCACTAATTGCAGGCCCAAGAACTTGATCTAGCCCCCTGACAAGCGTCGTGATGTTGTTGACAATCTGGCTTATCTGCGACGACACCGTTTGCCCCATGATGTCGGCAGCATCGCCAGCGGCACCCGTTGCGTTCTTTTGGTTGTCTAGGTTTTTGTTGAACGTGACAAGATCGTCATTGATCAAAGGCATCAATGCTTTCAAAGCATCGACAGACCCAAACAGCTTGGTGATTTCTACCTCGCTGCCGCCTGTTTTCTGAATCACATCCTCTAGGAATCCGCCGAATCCCTTGGTCTTGATTGCAGCACTGCTGAAGTCCAGGCCTAACCGTTTCGCTGCCTTCGCTGCTTCACTCGTCGGTTTGACGATAG